GCCCCTCTAGTAGTTATCTCACATCCTCTGCATAAACACCCGCTATCATCTCCTTTCCAGAAGCTAACAGCTATGTCTTTATACCCAAAAACTGAGAAACTTAGAGCTATATTCCCTATGGTATTGACCACGATAGTGAGCGGTCCACCAGAGAAATTCTTTTCACTTCCATATAATTTGACGGTTCCGTTTTTACTATTATAAATCATTTTCCAACTCGCGCTAAATTTATCGTACCAATCCAACAACTTGTTTGGGCACCCTGCAGCCTGTAATAATAGTCTGAAGAATGATGTGAAACATGATCTATAAGAAGCATCCCATTCAGTGTAATCATTGCAAACCCATTGATAACTATCATCTTGCATTTCTGAGGAGTACTTCAAAACTAAATCATTAAATTCTTCATCTGAACCGTGTGTGACTATATGTAGGTTGTTATCTCTACCTATATCCCTGATTGTTTTCAAAATAAAAGCACCATAACCTGAAAACAGAATGTTTAACATTTTACTGAACTGCGAGACACCTTGCCCGACTTTATCACTCTGATCGAAACCATCTTCGGGTTTATATTTACCTTGATATTTGTTGAAGTAACTAATGGCCTCATTAAATTCGTTAAATTCGCAATCATAAACCTTTTTGAAGTCCACATTCCTTTTGTTACCAGCACGAATAAATGCTGCAGATTGTTCGTAAACGACCTCATAAGATCTATTTTTAAGTTCTCTGAGTATTCGAGAAAAGCAATCAGTTCTATTATGTAATGCTTTGCTAAGACCTTCACACAAATCAGTAACTGCTGCTCTAATAATTCGCTGACTCATCTTTGGGCGAGCCGCACCATACCTGGTAATCATCGATTGTATAGTTTCAATCGGGTTCCAACTTGTTTGTTGTATAACATGCGGTTCACCAACAATTTTCTTGATGTATTTATCATTTGATGATTGCGCCATTAGATCAGCATTCATAAGTAATGTCCCATTATCTAAATTGTTCAATTCAGGTTTAAGCACGTTCGTGTAGACATCTGTAGCGTTGGTATGCTTGTATTCTTTAGTTAAAATTTCAGAGGCAGTCTCAGGTTGGACTTTTGTTGTGACTACCCCTTCATTATCAGCTGTTATCATATTACTCAAATCAACTTCTTCAATATATCTTTCGCTGTTGACAGCAACATCATTATAGTTATCTAAATTGGCAATATGCAACCCTAAAATACCTAGATACTTAATTATAACACCTTTCTCTTCCCCAGCAAAAACTAACTGATTAGTAGCCCTAGTTAATGCGGTATAAATCCATTCCCCTTTATTAATTAACGCCGATTGTATACTTCTTGA